CCGTTCCTTTTCTAACCCACAAAACACCTCGATCGCTCACGATCAGACTGAATCGCTTTGATTAATTTACAAACGGGAGGGATCCTAAGTGATCCGACCTATTCGGGATTAGGAGGTGTGCAAACTCCACGTATTCACTCAAAACTGACTGATTTACCATCAAAAGGTCAAGACATGATCGACCTTGCTACCGAACTGGGCATCAACCTTATGGAATGGCAGCGGTTTGTTTGCATACATGGTCACAAAGTCAGACCAGATGGCAGGTGGGCTCATTCCGAACTGGGATTGATTATGGCAAGGCAGCAAGGTAAGTCCACGCTGATGATGCTCCGGATCTTGACAGGAATGTTTGTGTGGGGCGAAGGATTGCAGCTTGCCTCAGCTCATAGACTTACAACCTCACTTGAAACCTTTCGGCAGATCGTTGGCTTGATTGAAACAAATCCAAGACTTGAAAAGGAAGTAAAGAAAATCCGATGGCAACATGGCGCAGAGGAAATCGAATTATTTGGCAATAGGAGATTTGTTGTAAAGGCTGCTAACAATGCAGCTAGAGGTTTAAGCAAACCTGAAACGATCCATCTTGATGAATTAAGAGAATATAAGGATGAGGATGCTTGGTCATCAATGCGTTATTCCATGATGGCTGCTAAGAATCCGCAGGTATGGATCTATTCATCAGCAGGAGATCAGCATTCCGTAATCTTAAACAAATTGCGTGAGAGGGCATTGGCGTCAGCCACGACCAATGATCCGATTGGTTGGTTTGAGTGGAGTGCTGAACCCGATGCACCTATCTTGCTTCCGTCAGGTGAGATTAATTGGGACGCATTTGCTCAAGCCAATCCGTCATTAGGAATTACAATCCATCCAGATAACTTAAAAGCAGTTATTAATGATCCTCCAGATATTGTGCGGACAGAGGTTTTGGCTCAATGGGTAGATACAATCAATTCAGCAATTGATGCACAAAAGTGGGGATTATGTCAGACCGATCCAATACCTTTAGATCCGGAAGCACCAACTTGGCTTGGACTTGATTTATCGCCTGATAGAAAATTTGGCGCATTAGTTGCAACTCAGAAATTACCAGGAGAAAGATTTAATTTAGTTTTGTTGCACACTTGGTCAAATGATTACAGCCTAAATGATTTAGCAGTTGCAAATGATATTGCTCCTTATGTAAGACGATATAACACTCAAACTGTGGCGTATTCCAAACGGACTGCACAAGCTGTTGCAAGTCGGCTAGTTCCGGCTGGAATACCCATAACCGACATGGATGGCGCAATCTATGCGGAAAGTTGTGATCGGTGGCTGGGCGCAATAAATTCCCATCGATTACAGCATGGGGGTCAGGAGGAATTGACCCAACAAACACTTTCAGCAGCCAAATTGCCATTTGGGGATGGCAGTTGGGTCATTGGAAGGCGTGCAAGCAGAGTGGCAGTTTGTGCAGCTGTCGCTTCCGCACTTGCAACCTATTTTGCGACACAACCTGAAACAGAGATTGATATTCAAGTCGGATAATTAGGATATATGGTATATTATGTGCTAATGGGATTATTCGATCGATTTATTACAAATACCGCAATCACACCAACAGTAGATGTTGCAGCCGCTAACACTCCTTACAATTTGCAGTCAGCCGTTGGCGGATTATTTTATGGCGCACAAACAGCGACAAGAGAACAAGCAATGTCTGTGCCATCTGTTGCAAGAGCACGAAATATAATTTGTTCAACAATTGGTTCGCTACCTTTAGAAACTTATAATCATTTTACAAAAGAACATATTGATCCACCAAGAGTTATCATGCAACCAGATCCAAGAGTTGCAGGGTCAGCCATATACGCATGGATCGCTGAGGATTTATTATTTCATGGCGTTGCTTATGGACAAGTATTAGATTCTTATGCTGCATCAGATAATAGTCGAGTGCGTGCATGGACAAGAGTTGCACCTGATCGAGTGACTTACAACTTAAACGCAAATCAAACCGAGATTACTTCATACATGGTCGATGGAATGCATGTTCCAGCAACAGGCATTGGATCTTTAGTTGTATTTAGTGGATTAGACGAAGGTGTGCTTAATCGTGCCGGTCGCACAATAAGAGCTGCACAAGAATTAGAAAAGGCTGCGGAATTATACGCTAAAGAGCCAGTTCCTACAATGGTGTTAAAATCAAATGGAACAAATCTTACTCCAGAGCGAATTACAAAACTTTTGGAATCATGGAAGGTTGCTAGAAACACAAGAGCAACTGCATTCTTAAATGCTGATGTTGAATTAAACGCTCTTGGCTTTGATCCACAAAAATTGCAATTAAATGAAGCACGACAGTATCTTGCAACTGAAATTGCACGAGCAGTTGGTATTCCAGCATCATTCTTATCTGCTGAAACTACCAGCATGACATACAGCACGACAATCATGGAGCGTAAAGCATTAATTGATTTTAGTTTAAGAAACATCATAACACCGATTGAGCAACGCCTTTCCGCTGCGGATTTCGTACCCAACGGCGTGGAGGTTCGTGTAGATATAGACGACTTTTTGCGTGGCTCTGCATTAGAGCGTGCGCAAGTTTATGAAATCCTAAACCGCATCGGCGCAATGAGCGTTGAGCAAATCCAAGAGGAGGAGGACTTAATCCGATGAAGATTAATTTCCCAATTACGATAACCGCTGCCGATACAAATAAGCGAACAATCTCAGGAACTATTGTTTCTTGGAATGAGGCTGGAAATACATCAGCCGGCAAAACAGTATTCGCAAAAGACAGCATTGATTTTTCAAAGCCTGTTAAATTGCTATTAGAGCATGACAAAACTCGCCCATTGGGTAAATTAATTGACATTACTGCAAACGATCAAGGTTTAGAAGGCACATTTAAGTTAGCAAAGACTTTTGCAGCTGATGATGCACTTGAGGAAGCAGCCACAGGTTTGCGTGACGGATTTTCCGTTGGTGTCATGGTAGATGCGTGGGACAATAAAGATGGCGCAATGGTTATCTCAAAAAGTTCTTTACAAGAAGTCAGTTTGGTGTCTGATCCGGCTATTGCCTCAGCGAAAGTTGAATCCGTAGTTGCAACAAATACACCAGAGAATTCCGAAGCAACCGCTGAGGATCAAACAACACAGGAGGACAAAGTGTCTGATATAACTTCAGATGCTCCTATCGCAACCGAAGCGGTAGAAGCTGCAAAGTCTGAGCCTGTGGCAGTAGTAGCAGCGCAATCAGTTGCTTACACAAAGCCACGCTCACCAATCACTAACAAAGCAACATACTTAGAGCATTCAGTTCGTGCTGCACTAGGTAACGATGAAAGCCGTCAGTATGTAATGGCTGCTGACACCACAAGCAATAACTCAGGTCTAATCCCAACACCACAAGCTACAGAAATTATCAATGGTATTTCAAATGGCGATCGTGGATCAATTGATGCAATTTCAAGAGGTGTATTACCTGCATCTGGTATGACATTTGAGATTCCAAAGATCACAGCTGCACCAACAGTTACTGAGGAAGCAGAAGGCGCAACAATTGACGAAAACGATCAAGCATCAAGCTTCGTTACAGTAAATGTTAAAAAGTTTGCTGGCCGTCAGACATTTAGCGTTGAGCTTCTAGACAGAAGTTCTCCAGCATTTTTTGATGAATTAGTTCGTCAAATGGAGTTTGCTTATGCAAAAGAAACAGATAAGTTTGTTGCTAATGGCATCATCTCATCTGGTTTAATTGCTACAACAGCACAGGACAACACAGCAGCAGGACTTCTTGCTTATGCTGCACAAGCTGCTCAATTAGTTTATTCAAACTCATTGGGATTTGCTCGCAACATCGTAGTTTCTCCAGAGCAATGGGGTAACATCATGGGTTACAACGATTCTGGTCGCCCAATTTACAATGCTTCAAATCCACAAAACGCAGGTGGAGCAGTAGGCCCACAATCACTTCGTGGAAATGTTGCCGGACTTGATCTTTATGTATCTCGTTCACTATCAGCATTGACATACACAACTGGCGATGGATCAATGTTCGTAATCAACCCAGAGGCATACACATGGTATGAGAGCCCACGCTTACAACTTCGTTCAGATGTAACAGCAACCGGTCAAGTATCTGTTGCTTACTATGGCTATGGCGCACTTGCAACCAAGATCGCTAACGGATCAGTTCACTTCAACAAGAACTAATTTAGCCCAACTTAATGCCTAGGGTTGCTCCCGATCCTAGGCAGCTAATAATGGGAGACCTAAAGGAGATGACATGCCAAGCATAATTACAGCCTCACAGCTTCGAAGTGTGCTCGGCGTGTCATCTGCCTTGTATGACGATACTTACTTAAACCAAATTATTGACACAGCAGAAACAGTTATTTTGCCAATGCTAGTCACCTTCAAAAGCCCAATTGAAAAAGTGTCGCTGACTGATAATGTCGCCACTTTCACTACACTAGGAATTCATGAATTTACCGAAGGACAAACAGTCATCATCACAGGATGCGGAAGCCCTTACAACGGAACAAGAGTTGTGTTGGCAGATAATCTTGGACAATATACCTTTTCGCAATCGATCACTAATGCCGATATACTCGAGGCTAATGTCATCCCATCCGGAGTTGCTGCCCTTTCTGGCGGATCAACTTATGTTGGAAATGCAGCTGTTCAATCAGCCGTCTATACAGTTTCAGTCGAAGTCTTTCAAGCAAGACTTGCCGGCGGAGGACAAATCGAAGGAGTAGATTTTACTGCTACACCTTTTAGAATGGGCAGATCGCTTTTCAATAAATGCGTGGGCATATTGGGTTCATATATAGACACCGAAAGTATGTGTCAATAAATGCCTAACGAAACAATACTGCAACAGATTCGCACACCTTTAGCAACCGCTTTATCTAGCGTTGCAGGAAATGTTTATTCATTTGTGCCTGAAACAGTTATTCCACCAGCTGTGGTGGTTGTGCCTGATTCACCATACTTAGAATTCGAAACAATAAGCAAAACCAATGTAAGAGCCAAAATTAATTTTACTATTTCAGTTGCAGTTGCATATAACAGCAATCCTGCATCGCTCGACAATATCGAGCAATTAATCATAAGTGTTCTGGCAGTCATTCCAGTTGGATACATTGTCAGCTCGGTTGAAAGACCGACAGTTACTCAAGTTGGTGCATCAACGCTGCTAATCGCAGATGTTCGAGTATCTACCTACTACACGCAAACAATATAAGGAGAAATCA